GTTATGCTTTAAATTTCTGATAAAATAGTTTGAAAAAAGTTCAAAAAAGTTTCATAAAAACGTGAAATTTCATAAAACTTTCATACTAGGAATCTATATAAGGGCGGGAGAAATCCCGCCCTTTTTTTTTAACTCAGGAGTTAACATGTTAAAGAACATTCTTGCCGTAATCGGATCTATGTTTATTGCGACTTCAGCCTTTGCAGGTGAAGCAACCGGAGCTGGTGCTACATTTCCACAACCAATTTATACAAAGTGGGCCGACTCTTTTAAGAAAGAAACTAATAATGTAATAAATTACCAGGGCATTGGCTCTGGTGCAGGTATTAAGCAAATTGATGCTAAGATCGTAACATTCGGTGCTACTGATATTCCAGTAAAGCCAGAAGACCTTGAAAAGAAAGGTCAAGTACAATTTCCTATGATTGTAGGTGGTATCGTTCCTATCATCAATCTTAAGGATGTAGACCATCTCACACTTAATGTAGATATTCTTGCTAAGATCTATATGGAAAAGATCAAGAGATGGAATGACAAAGAGATTGCAGAATTAAATCCAGGTGTAAAGCTTCCTGATCTTCCTATTATTAAGATTCGTCGTTCAGACGGTTCAGGTACAACTTGGAACTTTACAAAGTTTCTTTCTGAAGCAAATGCTGATTGGAAAAAGAACTTTGGCACCGGTCAATCAATTGAATGGGTTGGTGGCGCAATTGGTGCAAAGGGTAACGATGGTGTATCAAACAACGTATACCAAACAAACGGTTCAATCGGCTATGTCGAATATGCTTTTGCTAAGCAGAACGACCTTCAAGTTGCAGACATGATTGGTACTGATGGAAAGAAGGTATCACCAGGTCTTAAAGCATTCCAGACAACTTGGCCAATGGTTGCTACTTCATATATCGTAATGCACAAAGAATCTGCAGATGCTGATGCAGCGAAAATTGCAATTAAGTTCTTCGAATACGGACTTACACACGACAAGGATGCAGAAGCATTAGACTATATTCCTTTGAATGCTGCTCAGAAAGCAGAAGTCAAGAAGACTCTTTCAACTATTAAGTAATTTTTTACAGTTGATTTTTTAATAAGAAGCCTCTATTATCATATTATAGGTAATGGAGGCTTTCCTATGTTTCAACGTAATGCAAAGACGCACAAAGCTGCACTATCAGACTCAGATAAGATCTCATTGAGATCATTAGTAGATTTCTGTAAAAAAGCGCGTACGGATCTCGAGAATGCTGGTGAAGAAGACTCTGCTCTTCGTTTCGAAGTGCTCGAAGAATGGTTACGAAACGACTTTAAAGGTTCGTTCATTTATAGCTCTAAGATGATTGGACTATAAATATAAGTGTTGGATAAGTTTATCTAAATTCCTAGGAGAGAACAATGAACGATAGAATCAGCGCATATGCAAACTTTATTACTGGTCAGCTTGTAAAAGAAGGTGTGATTACAGAAGCAAACGGTGAAGATAAAGCAGTTACACAAAAAGTTCAATCAATGAAATCTATTGAAGGTAATGGTGATCCTACTATAGGACGTGATGCTACTCATTTCAAGACAATTGGACATGAGCATGGATATGAATCTAATGCTGCAGGTCGCGATTCAATGCACTATGTAGTTCACAATACAAAAACAGGTAAAACTCACCATGTAGTTGCTGACGCAGATCCTGAAAATAATAGCCCACCACAGCATAAACATATCTCTAAAGAGATGTTGAGTGCAATTCACAAGCATGCTACAGCTGAATAATATCTATAGTTGATATTCAATATCATATAAAAGAGGGTAGGAATACCCTCTTTTTTCGTTTCGATAAATATAATGCAGATTATATTTGGAGACAATTATGCTTACATTTACTCATTTTATTACAGAATTATATGCTGCTGGTGGTTTTGATTACGAAGAAAAAATCAATCAACATTTGCATAAACATGGTGTTTTAACACCAGGACATACTTCTGCTGGTTCCAGTGGAGATGCGCCTGATTCAAGTATTAGAGTTGGCGGTAAAGATCACAGCTTAGAAATTAAAAAGAATAAGAATGCTATGATGGGTCAATTAGAACTTCATCATCATCCAGATAAAGGATGGCATATTAGTGATAAATCAAAACAAAAATACCCAGCTACAGCTGCTCATATTGAAAAATCTGGTTTCTTAGATCATGTAAATAAGCAGTGGAGTAAACCATCTGGCGATTATCATAAAGATTTAAAAATGGGTAACGTTTATCATACAGAAAAGGGTACTAAAGGTATTCAAGCACATTATGGTAAAGATAGAAAAACACCTTATATTCATATAGGTGGTCATGGTACATATCATACTGGTAGCGATGTAGCTAAGACAGGTGTACCTGAACTTTCTGGTAATACACAGTTAAGAGCACGTATGAAATATAGAGGTACTGACAAAAAAACTGGTAAGAAAAAGTATGGTGCTCTTATTGTTATGGGATTAAAAGAACCAGAAAAATCATCTCACGATCTAGAAAAAGATCCTTCATTTTTAAAGAAGTAATATGAAAACTTTTCTTAATTATATCACTGAAGAAGCTGGTGCTAAGTTAAAGCATCTAGAGCATCCTGAAGATAATGCTGTGTTATCCCATCAAGGATTTACACATGCCTTTCATGCACTTCATGATATTCATAAAGCACTAAAAGGTCAAAAGCATTCTGCTCATATTACAACAAAGCTTGATGGTTCACCTTCTGTAGTTTTTGGTCATCATCCTGAGTCAGGTAAGTTCTTTGTTGCATCTAAATCTGCATTTAATAAGAATCCTAAGATTAACTATACACATGCAGACATTGAAAAGAACCACGGACATTCTCCTGGTCTTGCAAAGAAGTTAGGACAGGCATTAGAACATCTTCCTAAGGTTGCACCTAAGAAAGGTGTATATCAGGGTGACTTTATGCATTCACATGATGAGATGCATCATACAGATCATAAAGTAAGTTTCAAACCAAACACTATCACTTACTCATTACACAAAGGTTCAACAGAAGGTAAGAAAGCTGTTAACTCTAAAATCGGTGTCGCTGTTCATACTAAGTATGAAGGTAAGACTCTAGATGGTATGCATGCTACTCCTCATGTTGATCATGATAAGTTTAAACAGCATAAAGATGTGCATCTTATTTCTCCAGAGGCTAAGTTATGAGTAATCTATCAAAAGAACAATCAGCTGCCTTTGAACATCATATGGAGAAAGCAAAAGAGCTTCATGATAAGATGCCTCATGATTTTCATAATGTTGTTGGAAAACATTCTGAGCATGTTACTACCTATATCAATAAAACAGTAAGAGAAAACTCTAAACCTACTGTTGGTGGATTAAGAGCACATATTAAAGCACGTCATCAGAAAGCAATTGATAGTGTTTCTACTGCAAAAGCAAAAGCTACTAAAACAGATGCTATGAATGCTGATCTTAAACATCATGATGAGAACGAACATCATTTTGCTAATGCATTAAAAATACATCATCATATTCAATCAGCAAAGAACATTCTTGTACATGGTTTGAATAAAGCAAATAAAACTGAAGGTGGTATGGAACACCATATTGATGGTAAAGAAACACATCCAGAAGGTTATGTTGCACACCACAATGGTGGATCAATTAAATTAGTTAATAGAGGTGAATTTTCGGCTGCTAACTTTGCAGCTACTAAAGCATGGAAAAAATAAATGGCGCAGTATAGACGCGATAAACAAGTATATACAGGTGACGGTAATACTTACTTTGAAGTAAATATGATTGCTGGTGCAAACGGTATCATATATGATACTGGTAATCCTTTACCAGTTAAACTTTACGAAGGTCACGCAAACGTAACGGTTATATCTAATAGTGCATCACCTGTTATTACAAGGTTTGCTGACTCTATTCAATTAGACACTCTTAGTCGTCTTCGTACAGGTCAGATTCAAACACAATATTGGTACGCACCATCTATAGATTCAGATGGTGATTGGAGATTTTCTGATAAGCTTAATGGTACAGGTTCTGGTGTTGTCTTCTTAGCTAATACTTCTGAAATTCAAATGACAAGCGGTAATACCGCTACAGGTTATGCCTATAGACAGTCTAGAATTAAATATAAAATTATTCCAGGTGCATCACATCAAGCATATTTCACAGTTAACTGGACATCAAATAGTACTACAAGTAATACGGTTACTAAACGTGTTGGTCTGTTTGATAGTAACAATGGTATCTTCTGGGAAAATACAGATAATACACTAGCAGTAGTTGTTCGTAGAGCACTTGCTAACGGTCAGGTAACAGAAGATAGAATATATTCAAATACATTTAATACTGATAAATTAGACGGTACTGGTGCATCAGGGTTTAATATTTTTACTGCAGGTTTAGACAAATACTACACATTCTGGTTTGACTTTACCGGTGGTAGAACAGGTCGTATTAGATTTGGTTTAGGTACAACAGCAGGTGCAACTATTGCGCACACACAGAATTATTCTGGTTCTATTGCTACTAACTTTATTGCTGATAATTCGCTTCCCACAAGAAGAGAGATTTTTAATTTAGGTGCACAGACTACTACTCCGTATTTTAGTCTATCTGGTTCAGTATTCCAGTATGAAGAACCAAGATCTTATAATCCATTCCTAGCAACAGCAAAACAATTAACTGCAATAGTTCCTAGCACTGGTGCATTAACACCGTTAATGACAATAGGATTGAGACCGGGATGGCCTTATACTAGAGGTGACGTTACATTACAAGATTTCCATATCTATGATACTGCAAACCAAAGCGGTAAATCTAACGTCTATGGTGCAACATACTATTATGAATTGATATTTAATGCTAACGTAAATGGTACATATGCATATGCTGGTAACGGAGCAACATCAAACACAACTACCGGTAAGGCTAGTAAATATTATACATGGGCAAATACAGCAGTTGTAACCGGTGGTTCATCACTTAAGAATGGTATATTTTATTCTGCAGCTGGTGAAGCTCTACTACAATCAATACCAGAAACATTTAATTTTGGTTCTGATATTGATGGTAACCCAGATACGGTAACTTTATGTGTAAGAACGATAGTACCGGGTACTGAAGCATCACAGATTATTAGTACAGCTAGCTGGTTGGAACAGCTTTAATAAATATAAAATAAACATTAGGAAACCAAATGCCAGAGTATAATGATCCTCAAAAGAATGTTCTAGTACAATCACCAAAGAAACAGCCTAAATCAGAGACTGTTAAGGATGCTGTTTCTAAAGGTAAAACTGCAACTGGTTCTAAGCAAGATCAGATTATTCTAAACCCGGTTTTAGAAGAAAAAGAAAAGCATGCAGTATTTGCATTTGGTCGTTTTAATCCTCCTACTACAGGTCATGAAAAGCTCATCCATAAAGTAGAAGATACTGCAAAATCAGTAGGTGGTCAAGCTCATATCATCGCATCACATTCTGAAGGTACTGGTAAGAATCCTCTCCCTAAGGAGAAGAAAGTTGGATATCTTAAAAAGGTTGCAAATAAAGATACTCATGTTAGTTCTTCTTCCTCTGAGCATCCTACTCTACTTCATCAGCTTTCCAACCTTCACAAAACTGGTGTACAACACCTTACAATGGTTGCAGGATCCGATAGAGTAAAAGAATACCATGATCTTCTTCACAAGTATAATGGTCAAGAAGGTAAACACGGTCATTATAACTTTAAATCTATTAATGTAGTATCTGCTGGTCATAGAGACCCAGATGCAGAAGGCGCAGAAGGTATGTCAGGTACTAAGATGCGTGAACATGCACGTTCTGGTAATATGAAAGCATTTAAGTCAGGTCTTCCAAAAGCATTACATCCACATGCAAAAGAAATTGCAGATCACATCAAGTCAGTAAAAGAAGATATTGATGATGTATTTGATATGTTTATTATAGAAACTGCAGTAGAAGAAATTGGTAGCATATACGATCAAGTTATTGCAGAAGCATATGATGAAGATAAAGAGAATGCTAAGATTAAAAAAATTAATCATGCAAACACACATTTTAGAGACGATGCAACATCAACTCGTACTATGCTATACAAGCATGATACACCAGGTGAACCTAAAACATCTAAAGTAAAAGAAGATGTTAACAATGCTTTTGAATCTTGGGTTAATGATGAAAATCCAGATCCAAAGCATAGAGAAGTTGTTAATCGTCACGGACAAGATCGTAAAAAAATTCAATTAGTTCCTAGAGATAAAAAAGATCGTAAGGAAGATGATAGACCTTATCGTCATCAAGAAATTCAAAAAAAAATTATAGATGAGAAATACGGTAAAGGTTATAAGTCGCCTTGGCAAAAAATAATGGCAGCTGCTCCTAAGGGAACAGAAGAGCGTATTAATAAATCTATCGAAGGTTTAAAGAAAAACGCTGCTGACTACCAGGCCATTTTAGATAAAGAAAAAGAAAAGAAAAAAGTCTCTGAATCTATCAATTCAGCTGGTGGTGGTTCTGTAAGAGGTATGGGCTATAATACCGGAAACCCTGATGGTGTTAGTGATGGTTATATTGGACAGAATATTGCTAATGCTGATACACAGGATAACATACTTAAAGCACAAGTAAAGGCGCACGTTGATCTTCATAACACAAAGACTGCTGATAAGTCTGATAAGGGCAAGGTTACTGCTAAAGAAGATTTAAACTTAGCATTTAAACAACTTACAGAAGATTCTACTACAGAAAAAGATCCTGTAAAGCAATTAGAAGATAAACTTAATACTGCAACAGATAAGTCATATGAAGGTATCGATAAACTCATGAGACAAGTTGCAAAAGATTGCAATATGGACGTACATGATCTACATGATATGTGGGTCGAGAAGACTGGTATTACTCCTGATCAATATGTAAAAGAAGCGGTATGGGATGAACCTGCTCCTAAAGGTAAACATGGTAAGATGACACCTGCACAGGTTGCAAAAGCAAAAGCTAGAGCAAGAGCAGCTGGTCGTCCATATCCTAACCTTGTAGATAATATGGCTGCAATGAAAGAAGAAACATTAGATGAAATATCTAATGAATTGATCGGTAAGGTTAACAAACTAAGATCACTAGGACCAGATATTGTTAAAGGTGTTAAACCTACACCTCATAAGACTTCTGCTGGTGCTGAAACATTGTACAGAGCTGTAGAAAAAGTTAGAAAAAGTTCTGAAGTTGGCAAGGTAAAAGACAAATGAAAACATTCCTAGAATATTCAGTAGAACAAGGATGCTTACTAGATGAAGAGATGGAAATCCATGAACTCATCGAAGAGGTATTTGAAGTAGCTGGTGATGAACTTTATGAAGACTGGGGTGAGCTTGATGAAGAAGCTGAACACGGCGGTCATAAAGTAAAACTTGGTAAGCCTTTCCTTACACCAGGTGGTCCAAAGAAGAGAGCTGTTTACGTTAGAAACGAAAAAGGTAATGTAATTAAAGTTAACTTTGGTGATCCTAACATGAGAATTAAAAAGAACATTCCTGCACGTAGAAGATCATTCCGTGCAAGACATCATTGTGAGAATCCAGGTCCTAGAACAAAAGCTAGATATTGGAGCTGTAAAGCATGGTAAAGACATTCAGACAATTTCTTGATGAACTCTATGTTAGAGATGCATCTGGTAAAATTATTAACATTAGAAAACAAAAATATCGCGGTGCCGATATGAAATTACATTCTGCTTATCCAGGCAAAAGTTCTAGCTCTGGTGGTGGAGGTGGTGGTGGCGGTTCCGGCGGTTCAGGCAACGGGGGATCATAATGGATCAGCTACTAGAAAAAATGAAGGTATATCTTGCAAGCAATTTTGCCTTCTATCTAAAACTTCACTTCTTTCATTGGAATGTTGAGGGACCTAACTTCCCACAATATCATGATTTCTTTGGTGAAGTGTATGAAGATATCTGGAAAGTAACAGATGATATTGCAGAGCATATTCGTGCAATTCAAGGTTATGCACCAGGATCATTAGGTAGATTTAAGGAAATGTCTAGAGTTGCAGATCAAGTAGATGTTGTACCTGCAAATCAAATGTTCAATATTGCTATGGCAGATAACTCAGAAATGATTACAGTTATCCAGGAAGCTTATAAGTCTGCAGAAGCAGCAGGTGAAATAGGTTTGTCTAATTTTCTCCAGGATAGATTAGATGCCCATAAGAAATTAGGTTGGATGCTCAGAGCGACTTCCAAACTAATTTAATCTTATCGGTAACTTGAGAATCTATAAATACTAGGTAGAAGTCAGTAATTCTACTTAAAGGAGAAAAATAATGTCCCAATGGAAAAATGATGACTCAGCAGCAAATTCAGTGCTGTGGGCAGGTACAGGATTTAATCTTGCACCAAATACTACTAATCAAGCTAATTTCTATAACAACGTTACACCAAATGCTTATTTAAACAACGGCAATCCAGTGCTACAAACTGTTGGTCAGTTTGGTGTTTCTACAGCTGAAATGGCTGTTTCAGTTGGTCCAGTTAACCAGGTAATTATCACAGATGCTGGTACAGGATATCTAGGCACAGTACTATCAGCAATCACTGGTGATGGTTCAAGTGCTAACGTAACATTTACTTCAGCAGCAGGCAGTTTAACTGGCTATACTATCAATAACGGTGGTTCTGGTTACGGTTATGTAACTACTTTAACTGTTAATCGCCCACAAGTAGTATTTAATGGTAATACTGATGTAACACCAAATAGTTCAATCGGTGCATTTATCACATTGCCAACAGCTAATACTAGATATAATGTTGGTGATAAAGTAACATTTGAAGGTAATGCAACATCAGCACCTATAACTCTTGTTGATGGTCGTGATTATTATATCGCATTTGCTAATACAACGGGTATCAAACTTTCTGATAGTGTTGGTACAGCAAATATCAATTTTGCTAAAGCAAGCGGTGATGGCACAACAGCAGGTGGTGCTACATTGAATGGTAGACGTGCTACAGCAAAGGTTGTAACCGGTGGTGCATTACATCATGGTGTTTCACATGCTGGTTGGGTAGTACGTAAGGTAGGTTCTGGTGGTCGTGCTGGACGTGTTCAGTATGAAACACTGGTAGCTATGGGCTCATTGTCTGGTGACGGTAATAGCTCAGAAGATAAGATTCTTCCCGATTCTTGATACTAATTAAATAATATTGTAGAGGGTAACTATGCCTAAGATTTCTGAACTAAATGCCATTACCTCGGTTGCAAATAATGACCTGTTAATGGTTGTTCATGATCCAGGCGGATTACCCTCTACAAATAAAGTAACAGTTAATAATTTTGCAAGAAGTATTACAACATCTTTAAACTATGCTAATAACACTACGGCAGGTGTTATAAAAGTTGGTGACTATTTAAGTATTAACTCGACTGGTTTCCTTAATGGTCAAGCTAGCGGGGGTCAAGAAGGTGTTTATTCATACACCTTGATTGATAGTGCTAATAACTATACAGTAGCTAACACTGATGTTATTTTGTTTGTTGATGCAAACGCAGTAGATCAAAATGTAAGAATTGTTCTTCCAACATCAGGTTTAACTACCGGTCAAGAGTTTCTTATTAAAAATATTAATCCAGGTGCTAATCATAAAGTAACTGTAATTACAGATGCAGGTCAAGAATTTAATAGTAACTATCTAGAAGATCCTGTAACCGGTGGATTTATTGTTTCGTATGATATTTCAGTTAAGGGTGAAAGTCATACTTGGATCTGGGATGGTGCTGTCTTTAGACATTTAGCTGAATTAAGTAGTGCACCTATTTTTTATGCATCAACAGATTCATATCATCAAGTAGTTATTGCAAACCCTTCAAATGCAAACAATGCATCTAGTGACTGGGTTGCATACAACAATCAAGGTAATTATCAAGAAGGTACTGGTCCGTTTATTGATATGGGTATTAACAGTAATACCTATACAGACACAACATACGGTAATGTATGGGGACCTAGTGATGCTTATGTATATAACTATGGCGGTAACTTAATAATTGGTCCTCAGACAGATCATACAATTAAGTTTGTAGCTGGTAATACAAATGTAGAAGATGTTAGAATGACAATTAGCTCTTCTGACATTACAGTAAATTCAAACATTCATGCTACACAATCATACTTTGATATTTACGGTAGAACACTAGCTGAAATATCTGCCTCTACTGATGGTCTAGGAAGTGGACCACAACAGGCTTATGTATGGGCTTATCAGGACGGTGATAGTGATGTACAAACCGGTATGTACTCACAGAATTCATCCTCTGAATCACAGTTTGTACAATATCCTGATGGTCGTATTAATTTCACAGGTTATAATGGTATAGAAAATTTTAATTACAATTATACAATTAGACCATATAGTGCTTACTCAGTAGGTATCAGACCAACAAATAGTTTTGGTAATGAGTTGGTAATTAATCCAACTGCTGATTATGATATTCATTTATATGAAGGTAATACTGGTGGCGCTATTACTTTAGGTAATCCGGGATATACTCAGTTTAGAGTTTATGGACCAGGTGGTGCTAATAATGGCGGTGGTCAATACGGTAATGACATTAGAGCAGAGATGTATGGCAACTCAACATTCTCTATCTTGGCAAACAGTTATCAATGGGCATTTAATAGTGACGGTTCTATATCTATACCAAGTCAAAGTCATATAGGCTACAGATATAATTCTACTATAACTGGTCCTACATTAAGACTATCTAATGATTTAGCAAACGAAGTTATTGTTACCGGGCCCTCTCCTAATTCAACTTTTTCTGATTCACAACGCATTGTAATTCAAGGTCAACGCGGTTATGGTACTTGGGGTCAAAACGTTGCAGGTGAAGGTGGTGACATCTATCTTTGGGCAGGTGTTGGTGGTGAGAGCGATACTGGTGTAGGTGGTACTGGTGGTGATATTAAAGTCCGTGGTGGTCAAGGTCAAGACAATGAAGGTGGCTATGTTAAAATTGAAGCTGGTGACGCTGCATTCTGGAATGGTTCATCATTAGGTAACGGTGGTTTTATTGAAATTACAGCCGGTGATGTTATCGAATCTGGTGGTAATGCTAATAACGTTGGTGGTAGTGTAACTATTTCTGCAGGTAGAGCTAGATCTGATAGTACTAAATCTGGTGCTGTTAAAATACGTGCAGGTGGTAATGTAAACTCACCTACTCAAAATGAATGGGTATTTAATGCTAATAATATTCTAATACTCCCTGCTAATAGTGATATAAAGAACTCAGATGGTTTCTCAGTAATTAAATCGATCCCGCAAAATCAACAATCTAGTTTTAGTGATTACACATTACAACTATCTGACGCTGGTAGACATGTCTATAAAGATGATGGTGATGGTTACGGAGTAGTAGTGCCAACAAACGATAGTGTTGCTTTTGAAATAGGCACTGTTATAACAATTGTTAGCGGTAATGGCTGGACTTACATTTATGCAGCTGATAGCATGACAACAGAAGTATGGGGTGCTGGGTTTAATCAAACAAGTACTAGTTTCTATATCCCTAACAACTCTATGGCAACTTTATTAAAGATTGGCACAGATAAGTGGATGTTATCTGGTGCTGGTTTGGCTATTGACTGATGGTACTAGCACAATCTATAATTGGAACTTCTTTTAAAAGCACATCAGCTGGTAATCCAGTAGCTGGTACTTATATCTTTGATGGTCTTACTTATTCTTTTACCAATGGATTTGGTACTAGCTATACATACCCTAAACTGTCTTTATACAGATTTCCCAACGAATCACAAACTAACGTAATACAGTTTAATGGTTTGAGCGGGGAAACAACTTATGGTATGGGAACTCTTAATAATTTTTATTTAAATTTATGGGTTTATCCTACGTCATTTGATAGAGCAATATTAACAGAATTAGAAAGTCCACCTTCACCTGGCTATTATTATAATATGTTAGAAGTTAATAGCAGTGGGTATATTAAAGCAGGTACATGGAATGGTGGCACTATATCATCTGTTACATCTACCAATAAAGTAATTTTAAATGCATGGAATCATATTTACTTTTATTTTGATTCCGGAACACTACATTTAGAAGTAAATGGTGGTACAGCTGCCACTGCTACCAGTATTACTAGATCAGGTCCAACAAATAGTTTCTTTGCATTTGGATTTAGTAGTGCAACTAATATGGGTTCACAACTTGAATATCAAGGTTATGTTGACGCAGTAGAAATTTATTCAAGCTCTCATGGTTCTAGCTACAGTACTACTAAGGCAAAATATCAAGCACAGCAAGTATTAGCGTTGTATGCTAACACATATACAAGTAATGGTACTTGGACTGATACAATATCTAGTAAAGCATTTACTATTTACAATAATCCAACATATAGTGTAACCAATGGTGGTCAGATTAGATTTAATGCTGCTAACTCTGAATACGGTGATACAGGTACTGGTAATAGTCTTTCATCACTATCTAGTTATACAATTCAAGGTGTATTCCAAGTTCAAACTGCATCACAAGCTGGTGCACCTTGTCTGATTACTGAAGGCTGGCCTGGTAGTTCTAAAATTAACTATGCAATAGGTTATATAAACGGTTCAGATCAGATTGATGCTGGTTTCTTTGACGGAACATCAGGTTACTGGAATGTATTGTCAGCAAAGAGTTCACCATCAACAAATACTTGGTATGATGTTGTTTGCACATTCTACGGTCCAACCAAAGAACTCAGAGTTTATCTAGACGGCACTTTAGTAAGTAATACTACAGCTCCTGGTACTGCTGCATCTGAAAACTTAGGTATTAAAATTGCACGTAGATGGGATAACCCCAATTACCTTGATGGTACTATCAAGGATATCAGTATTTGGAGTGGCGTAATGACTCCTTCTGAAGTAGCAGATAGACACACACCTTATACTAGTTTAGTATAAACTATCTTATACCTTGTTTCTTTAACTCTACACAAGTACCACATACACCGCAAGGTTTAATTTTATCTTCTTCATAGATTGGTCTACGACAACTCCAGAACATATTACGTATTGATTCTGGTAACATCTCATAGATCTCGCGTTTACTCATATTCATTACCGGGTATATTTTCTCTACATCAGTAAATGCTGATAGTATTTTATTTGCACGTATGCGTCTTTCTTCTAAACTATGATTAGCATCATTAGCCTGCATACCCATTGCAATCTTTTTTATGTCTGGATTTACACTTGCAATATAACCAGCAAAATAATTCATAGTGTCAGTATCATGCATAAAATATTTTCCGTATGATTGAGAACCTATTTCACTTTCACTATATTCAAAAGTAAATCCTAGATTACGTAATTGTTTAAGAGCAATGTCAACTGCAATTGCTTCTGCTCTATCCCTATTTTCAATATTTCTATTGTGAACATGATGAATATGCAAACTATAATCTTTGTATTCAGGTTCTGTTAATAGTTTGTAGATCATTCCCAGACTATCAAGACCACCTGAGTACATGGCTAGGATTATTTTCTTTTCCATATGTAAAATGTATAAACCTCACTAATAGGATGTTCAAAAGGTATTGGATTTAATTCTTGAGCCTTAGGAAAGTAAACAGCATACTTAGTAGGCCAATTTGGATTGAGAAATGCTCTTGTAATAAAGGTATTACAGTTTGCAAGAACTATAGGTAAAAGTCTATCAGTAAACACTTTACCATAGCTAAGACCGCCATCTAGAATAATCGTATCCCAGTGTTCATCTAAACTAAACCAGTCTCTGGTGATTATTTTAGGATCATCATAGACTGGTGCGAGATCCCAAGCCTCATCACATATCGGTAATAATAGTTTTGTACTGCCTAAAAGCAGTGTTCTTCCATGCTGATAAAATTTGAAGATCTCTAGGTCATCTTCATTAGGAGCAGCAGGCCACTTCAAATTTGTCCAAAAATCTTTATCTTCACGTAAATCCATGTGTTATTTATTACGGCTAAATATATGAAGGAGAAATATTAATAACATGATTTGTAGATAATATGGATAAACTTGACGAATTTAATTTTCTACTTTACGCAGCAAAACATTACGATAATCCCCAGTGCTATGATACAGTAGAATTTTATGATGATTTAAAAAGAATAAAATACATAAAAAGATTGCTTAATCGGTATCTAGAAGAAGGCGATCTAAAAGAGCGATTAATTCTCAATCATATTATTATTCTCAATAATGTGTTTGGAGCTTTAGCAACAACTAAAATGCTCTTTTTAAAATGTAAAGATCTAGAACCTCAACTCAAGTCTTTCTTAATGTTTCTCAATATTCTCCCAGAAAAAATAGAGAATATTGGTGTAGAAAACAGAACTATAAATACTAAAGATATTTCTCATGACGAGAAGATACTAGAAGAGCTTAGGAAGATTTAAATGGCTGGCATTTTCGATACAGTCCTTACATATCAGTTTATTAAAAAACTGACAACTCCTTTCAATCAGATGCCTGCCTATAAGTATAATCTTATAGATGATCAGGGCAACTTCTTAAAAGATCGTAATAAATTTACTCCTCAAGAAAAACGAATTCTCGGTCTTTTTGATGTGATGATTATTAATCTTAAAAAGCTTCTTGCAAAAGTACCAGGTGGTGCTTCAAGACTAGGTACTATTGCCGCTACAATACTTCTTCTAAGATCTAATCCTATACATGAAAATTCATCTTATGAAGAAATAGAAAACTACATAGAAGAAAACTTCTATAGTATCTACAATAATTTACAGCAACTTCAAGAAGACGGTGCTGTAGCAGTAAATGCTGCTGGTTCTGGTGATATTGCTGGTATTGGTCAGCCTCCAGGATCAGTTAAAGGTGAGCCTGGTATTTCTGTTGCTGTACAAAAGAAGCATAGAACAAGATCACAGAAGACATTTAATCCTATTTTTGCACAATTACGCCGCGCAAAACAAATGTCACAGTCTGAACAATTCATTATGCAAGGATCTCAAAGTTCTAGTGGTGCTGTTCAAACTAAAAGATCGAATAGATCACCTTCTAAAACAGAAATAATTCAAGTTCAAAACAAAGTAACAGAGTCTTTAACAGAAGATACAACCTTACAGTATCATAACCAACTTAATCCTAAACTATGGGACGTTATGGGGGTACTTAAGGATGATGTAAGAGGTAAGTTACTTCAAATTGCTGATGCTTGGATTGCATTTGCAAAGATACCTCCTATTCTTGTTTACGACATTGTAATAACCGGTGGTAATGTTAACTATAATTATACACCAAATTCAGATATAGATCTACATATAGTTATGTCAAGAGCATCAATTAATCCTGATAGAGCATTCGTTGATGAATACTTACAAGATAAAAAGATACTTTGGTCACTACAACACCCTGACATACACATTTACGGTTACCCTGTAGAACTTTATGCACAAGATATTGATGAACAACCTCATCAGAATCAAGGTGTATATTCAGTTACTCAGAATAAATGGATTGCCCGTCCACAGCATCTTGATCTAGATTTTGAACATGATTACCATCTTCAAAAGAAAGTTCAGTTCTATAAAGATATGATTGATAAGATGCTTGCAGATAAAGCAAGTGATGATACTTTAGATATCTTAAAAGATAAGATTAAAAAAATGCGTGGAGATTCTATTGCTAAAGACGGTGAGTTTGCCTTTGGTAATTTGATCTTTAAAGAACTTCGTAATGCTGGTTATCTAGACAAACTTAACGACTATAAGAAAACATCACAAGATAAAATTTTATCATTAGGAAGACCTTGATGCCTTTTATTGGTTTCTTTTTAAATAATCGTATTGGACAGTTTATTGGTATTGCAATATTACTATCTACTACATTTTTTGGTTGGTTAGCCGTTCATGATCATAACTTATGGAACGAAGCAACAGAAAAATTTAATACTATGCAGCAAGAATTGTTTAATAAGAAACAAGAAGAGTTTAAACAACAAACAGTTATTATTGATGATAATGCTAATAAGATAGCAGATGAAATTAAAAGACGTGAAGAAGAAGCAAAGAGACAGCTTGATGAAATAGAGAGAAAAGCTGCAGAAGAAACTAAACCAAGTACACCTGAATCTAAACCAGTATCAGATGATGCTTCTCCTTATCTAAAAAGTATTGTTAAACAACTAGACGCGACATATGGTGAGAAAAAGAAATGAGAAAATTTTTATTATTATTACCTCTTTTACTTACAGGATGTTCGCAAACTGCAGTGCAATTAATTGCACCAGAATACAAAGTTATTAAAGCGCCAGATACTCTTTATAATTGTCCTGTAGAAACTAAGTTTCCTAAACCAGAAACTTTGACAAATAAACAAGTCGGTAATCTTATCCTAAAACTGCAAAAGAATAACGTAACTTGTAAGAATAGTTCAGAAGCAGTTAAGAAGTTCTACGACGACGCAGAAAAAACTGTTAGCGAACAAAAATAACAGTTGCATATTTCTATCGTTATACTATAATACTACTGTTCCCATGAAGGATAGTGATTATGAGTATATTGTGGATAGATCAGAAATACGCATCATTAGTTGGTACACAATTAGAGCAATTTAAAGTAGTTAAGACTAAACCTTATATTGCTAAATTTAGATGTCCAGTATGCGGTGATTCTCAGAGAAATAGATTTAAAACACGTGGCCATTTCTATGAACATAATGGTCATATTAACTATAAGTGTTTTAATTGTGATGCTAGTACATCTCTGAGTAAGTTCATTAAAACACAGAATCCCTCTCTATACACTGAATATCGGTTGGAAGTTTTAAAAGAGACGGGTGGTGCAAATACCAACTTTGAAGAAGAAAAATTTATACCTGCTATCGAGAAATTCTCTAGCAGACGCATAGATTCTTTTGATCCTTTTAAAGAATTACATAAGATTTCACAGTTAAAACCAAATCACCCAGCAAAATTGTATGTACAAGAGAGAAAAATTCCTCCTAGTACGCATTTTCGAATTTACTATTCGCCTACATACTATCACTGGGTTAACTCGATACTGCCAGGCAAGTTTAGCGAGAAAGCAGTCGCACTTGATGAGCCACGTATAGTTTTCCCATTTATTGATTCGAAGGGTTATGTTTTTGGTTTTACCGGGAGATCTCTTAGTAAAACCTCGAACATGCGCTATTCAACAATTATCTTAGATGATACTAAAGAAAAGGTATTTGGACTAGATACTATTAACAAGACAAAGAATGTCTATGTAGTTGAAGGTCCAATCGATAGCCTTTTCTTAGATAATTGTATTGCAATGGCAGGCTCAGATATTAACTTGAATAATATTGCAGAAAAAGATAAAATAACGGTAGTCTATGACAATGAACCACGAAACAAAGAAATTATTAAAAAGATTTCCAAAGCAGTGGAGCAAGGCTACAAAGTCTGCATCTGGCCAGAATACATCGAACAAAAAGATATAAATGATATGGTTTTAAAGCAGGATCTACCTGGTCCTGCTGTACAAGCTATTATTGATCAAAATACTTTTACGGGTCTTGCTGCTAAAATGAGATTACAACAGTGGAGTAAAATCTAATGTATTTTCACTTTATTTTTTCTAATCTACTTTGTGTAGATACATTAGATCTAAACAACACTGAGCTAGAAGCATATGCAAAGAATCTTTCACAATCTACTGAAGGGCGTAAATATACAAACAGAGGTGGTTGGCAGAGTGAATTTATAGATGAGGAACCAGAAGTTCAAGATCTAATTCAAGAAATAAATGGACGTTTAGAAGCTTTAAGATCTACACTACATTTTAGAGATGATTTAGATCTTAGAGTAGAGAGTATGTGGATTAATGTTAATCACCCGTATAGTTATAATGCACCTCATACACATCCTAATTCATATATGTCAGGTGTGTATTATGTTAAGGTGCCTAAAAACTCTGGTGATTTAGTATTAAAGCATCCTTCTAACCTACAATCTATTTTTACACCATCTGGTGTTATTAAAAGCTATAATGAATATAATTGCTCTAAATGGAATATTACACCTGAAGCAGGTAAACTAATTATGTTTCCAAGCTGGATTGAACATGAAGTAGCACAGAATCTATCAGGAGAAGATAGATTATCTATTGCATTTAATACAGCTTTTTTTACTAAAGGTTAATCATGCATATTACTGAAGTGAAGCAAGACATAGATAATGAATTGTATATCGAGATACCAGAAGAATTAATTAACGAGCTTGGTTGGACGCTTGAGACTGAGCTTGAATGTATTATTGAAGAAGGTAGAGTTATTTTAAAGAAAAAAGAAGAACAAAAAGAGGTCTAAAATGGTTGCAGTATATAAAGATACAAAAAAATTACTTTCTGATGCTAAGTTTTATGAAGGCTATGCACGTTTTAAGGAAGATGAAGGTCGTTATGAAACTTGGTCAGAAGCTGTTGACCGTGTAATGAAAATGCATTCTGGTTTTTATGCTGATAAGATGTCATCAAAGTTAATGGCATATATGGATGAAGCTGCAACTGCATATAAACAAAAATTAGTTCTAGGTGCACAGCGCGCACTTCAGTTTGGTGGTGATCAGCTTATTCGTCATCAGATGAAAATGTATAACTGTACTTCTTCATATGCTGATCGTCCTGAGTTCTTCGGTGAAGTATTCTATATTCTACTTTGTGGTGCAGGAGCTGGATTCTCAGTACAGGCTCATCACGTAGGTAAACTACCAAAGATTATCAATAGAACAAAGGCACCCAAACTACATGTCGTAGAAGATAGTATCGAAGGTTGGGCAACCGCATTAGACGTTCTCATGTCTTCTTTCTTTGAAAATGGTGGTAAGTATCCTGATTATGCCGGACGTAAAGTAGCATTTGATCTT